ATCTAGCGCCGTAGCTGCGGTGCTTTTGCCGATGTCGACGTTGCCGCCCGCTTCGTTTAATGTAATTGGCCCTGAAGCAGCCGTTCCATCTGTGCGCTGGGCTTGAAGCCATGCGTGACCATCAGCCGAGTTGACGCCAATCAAAAAGCCGTAATCGACATCCGAGTTGCTAAAGTACGCAATTCCACCCGCCGATCCCAACACAGGGGCGTTTGAGAACCCGCTAGCATTGACGGTCAGACGAGATTTAGCCGTGGTAGTGCCGATTAGAATAGCCGATCCGTTGTCATAAGCTACAGATGCCGAAATAGCGGATGTTCCATTGCCTTTTAACAGGTATCCGCTGGTTAAAGTCGTTGCGCCTGTGCCGCCGTTGGCAACGCCCAGCGTGCCAGACATCGTAAGCGTGCCGCTGGTAGTAATTGGGCCACCGCTAAAAGTCATCCCAGTCGTACCGCCTGAAGCATTGACAGACGTAACTGATCCTGAACCAGTCCCCGCGCCGATGGCCGCTCGAAACGACGCCGCATCAAGCGCGCTAACTGTGTTATCTGCGTTAATCCGTGGAAACGTAACCGCCGACGGATTGGTCAATGTAAAGAAGTTGCCGCCTACAGTGGTGGCGCCGAGATTGGTCCGCGCGCCGCTTGCAGTAGTTGCCCCTGTGCCGCCGTTTGTCACCGCTAAAGTGCCGCCAAGCGTCAACGTTCCGCTGACCGTGATTGGCGACCCGCTAAACGTCAGCCCGGTTGTGCCGCCGGAAGCGGCTACCGATACAACCGTGCCGCCAAGATCAGGCGGTATAAGGTCAAACGATTGCGCCAGCATATCGACTTTGCTGTCGAGCGAACTAGCGATTGATGTTGCGTCAGGCCCGTTATTATCGACAATGTTTTCGGTCGCCTCCGTTGCTTTTAAAAGCGACAAAAAAAACCTATACCATTCACGGCTAATTGCGCCTGAACGATCATCTATCAGCGCAACGCGCGGCGGCGTAAGCTGTGTAGGGTTGATAGCCGTGTAAGCCATTATGCGCGGGTACCACTAAGAATTAACTCAGCGCCCATAATGTAAATACGCACTGGGTCTGTGCCAGACACTTCGTAGACACGGTCGCGTATCTTCATAGTCGCGCCAAGCCTACGCCAGATTGTGCGAAACCCATACCGCCCAATCCTACCCATAGACTTCCAATGTTCGTTAGACCATGTATGCCCTGCATCATCCGACCAGCGCAACATGACCTGTGGATTGTCGCCCTGCCCAGTGTTCAACCCAACGCCTGTTTCGCAATCAAGCTGCATGGCGTGCTGGATTGTACGGGTCAAGTTGTTAGCGCCAGTGGGTAGTGCGCGCCACGACCGAAGCCATTTTTGCGGTGCGCCATCATCAGAATAGACGTTTAAGTCAAACTTATAAATCTTGCCGTTTTGATAGTCGCCGATAACATTTTCGGCATTGAAGAACGCTTGGCAGTTTCCGTAGTGACGGTTGAACGCGCCATTTGAGAACGACGCCCGCTCGTGCCAAGCGCCGGTCGCTACGTCGTACACCCAAGTGGTGTTGGCAGTCGGAAAGTTAAGCACATAGAAGCTGTGACCGTCTTGCTGATATGTATAGCCAACCGCGTCTGACAAATCAGGATACTCCTGCATTTGCCACTCGATTGCGTGCGTCGAAATGCGCTGGCCCATATAGCCTGCCGCGCGGTATACTATGCCTTGGCCGCGCGCGTCTTTGCCCAACCAATAGATTTGGTTATCCATCTTGGCGACAGAATAAGGCGCCGCGCAGCCAAGTTCGTTAAATGCGCCTTGGATGCGGGTAAGCGGAAAATCAAGACCGCCAGCGTCGTACCAAACTTCAGTTGAGTTTGTTCCAAAAACCCACACTTCGCGGTGATCGACGAAAACTGCCACAACGCCGTCTGGACTACCCTCGGCGCTTGCAAACTCTAACGGGTCAATTTGCGTGCCTTCGAGCAGCGACGTAACCCAAATCTTTTGGCTGTTTGGCTCATTAAAAACAAAATAGCCGTCGATATACCCAACCGTTACCGCGCCGGGGAAATCAGGGTCGGTAATCTGCTCAAAAACATTTGTCAGCGAATTGTAGATGTAGCTTGTCGGATTAGCCGCTATAAACAACTGCGTGCCATTATCGGCCATGCTGACAGAACCGCCGCCGCCTACGGTGCCTTTGGCGGTGGCAGTCCAGCTACTGTCTATCTGGTAGAGCGTGCTGCCAGACACTGCATATAAGAAGTTGCCAAACTGCCACAGGCCGCGGATTGGGCCGGTGCCGAGCGTCGCCAACAGCGAAAGGCCGGGGGCGCGCTGAAGAAACGCAGGTTCCTTACCGCCTTCAGGGACGATTTCAGGAAACAGGTTTACCATGCGGTTGTCAGCGGCGTTGACGCTTCGTGCGACATACGCCGACCCCAAGATCGGCGTCTTCATTAGTAGTTCCCAGCGTAGACGTTGAACCGCTGACGGGTGGCGACAATGCTGTATGGCATCGACATGATGTCGTCAGGGTTATTGATGCGCTTCAGGTTGCGCTTGCTGCTCATGGCAATACGCATAACTTGCGGCGAAGGCTCTGTGCCAAACTCAGGCGCTAATTCGCAGGCCAAGTTATAGCGGAAGGCACGCAGGTAGCCCGGCGGGAAATGCAAGGTGGTCGCCAGCGTCGCAGGTTGAGACAGTTCTTCAACCGAAATGAAGTGCCATTCCAGCGCGCGCGTTGGCCGCGGGTAGACGTACATTTCGATGTCGGGGAATGTGTTGTTGACGAATATAACCTGCGGGTATGTGGACGTCACAGTCTTGACTGCGATGCCGTTATACTGTTGCTGGTTAATGAATTTGATGCCGTAGCTAACGCCAGTGCCGGGATCGAGGAAGTATGTGCTGTCGTCAAGCAACACAGGGCGAAGGCCAGCAAAGTCGCCGCTGGGGCCGAGTGTGCGCGAAAGCTGACCGGCAGGCCATGTGAATACTTGGTCTTGCGTCGAGAAAACGGACAGGCGCTCAGTGTTCCAGCTATCAATCATCTGGTTCATAGCGCGCAATGCGTCTTGCGACGTTTCCGCTGATGGCGTTTCGCCTTCTGCCAGAACGCCTAAAAGCCTAAGCGAACCGTTGATTATGTCCCCAGCCGTTTCCATCGGTTAGTCTTCCTGCGTTGCGCGGCGGCGGCTATTGCGCGCCGACATTTCGTTTGCTGACGCCACTACAGGCGCGTCAGGGTGGTAGCGTTCCCAACCATACTCTTCGTCAAACTGCGCTTCTTCTTCCGAAATAGCAACTTTTGCGCCGTGGATGTCGTGGACAAGATAGATAGCAGCCATAAAAACTCCGTAAAATGGACGGCCCGAAAGCCGCCCAGATTAGTTAGACGCAGTGGATGATTGCGTAGTTGAGAACAACCGCTTCCGACAGTGAACCGCCGGTCAAGTTACGCAGCGTTACAACTGCTGAACCTGCCGTCATGCTCGATATGTAGGTCGTGTATGCCGCCGCAGTTCCGCCCGCCGATATGTTCACAATAAGAACGTCGTTGGATGAAATAAACGAGTTGTTCAGCGTAAACGATACGGCTGTGTTACCTGCAAGTGCGGCACCGTTCATAGTGATACGGCCAGCAGGCTTGTTCAGCGTCACGGCAGTTGACTTGTCAGTCGCCTGTGTGACCGTACCTTGTGCTGCGGCGGTGTAGCCAAATTGCTCATCGCTCAAGATATATTGTGAGCCAATAATGTCTTGGTCGAGGAAAGCAACGCCGATAGATTTTGTGTTAGCCATTGATTTTCTCCTGAAAAGGATGCCCCAGCCTAAGCTGGGGCAAACCTATTAGCCAGCGATACGGTACAAGTTGTACGTTGTCGCGCTGGTTTTAACAGCGCGGAACAATACGCTCTTGGATGCAACGCCCGCACCAGAACCAACCAGCGTCCAGCCTGTGCCGACTACGATAGTAGGCACGCCAGTGCTGGTAGCGATCAAAGCAAACTCAAACGACGAGTTGACTTTGGCGCTTTGATGATGCTCGGAACTACGCCCTATCGTTGCTTCCAGAAGACGTCGACATTTGTATTGCTTTGGACATGGAT